CGTTCATGAACTGTGGGTAATGAGCGTGTGCGCGGGCCCAGTGTCCAGCGTCTTCACTTTCTTTTGAGAACGCCCGATAGCAAACGTAGTCAACAATCGCTCCGGTGTAGATGTCCTCTTGAGAGAGAGAGGTGGACAGGACAGAGATATCCGTCGGAGTTTGGCCGTAGACAATCTCAATCTGGTGGCCCGCAGTGGCCGGCGGATACACGTAGTACTGACGAGGGTTGCGTTCGTCGTACATGAAATGCTTAACGACTGCTGAAGCCGTCTCGGTGTGCCAGTCGGGCTTTTGTGCGTCGAGAATTTCGCGCTCGACAATCCGAATCGCTTTGCCTGCCACACCAGACGGCATGTTCCGAGTCACGTCAATAAGACGAACACCGTCAGCCGGCAGTGAGTAGCGGGTGCCGCCAGCAGTCAGCGAGACCGTAGAAGTGGTTGCGTACAGATCGGGACGAGCGATTGCGATCTCTCGACGCGCATCGTTCAGGTAGCGCAGTAGTTCATCTTGCGGCCACCGAACATTCGTTTGGTCTTGAATGATGTCTGCCGCTCGGGTCAGAACATCGGATGCTGAAAGTGGCATTCGTTACCTCACTAATAGCCGGAGAGGGCCGAAGCCCCCTCCGTTAACTCATCACTTCGAGACCAGAGACTCAACGAGTGCCTTAGGCGTAACGACTTTGTAGCCGTACACGTTCAGGCCGCGCATGATGTCGCCGAACGTCGCAGTCGAACGAAGAGTCTCGACTTTGGTGACTTGCGAGGCGAAGGTCAGACCCTCTTTGACGCCAGCGAAGACGCTGTAGCCGGTCTTGCTAGTTCCGCCATTGGTGTCGGTGGTGGAGGTGACCTTAGGCAGCAGGTTCGACACGTAGACCGTGAAGCGGTCGATGGTTCCGACCTGTCCGTTACGAGCGATAGAGGTTGCATCGCCAGTCACGTACACGTTCTTCAGATCGCCCTTCTTCAGCATCGCAGCGAACCAAGCAGGAACCACCACGAACCGGCCAGACTCAGGAAGGTTCTGCTCATCCATTGCCTGACCGAGATCAAGCAGATGATCGAGCGGGGTGCGCTTAGTGCTAGTTGCGCCAGAGCCAGCCGAGGAGGCCGGGTCGATAGCAACAGCGATTGCGCTTGCGCCAGTGGCGTTGTAGAAGCCCAGCGGCAGGTCGCCAGAGATGCGACCACCCAGAGGCGATGCCTTCGAGGCACCACGATTGTTCGATGCCTCAGCGCCGCCCACGATACCGGCCAGCACATCAGTGTCGATCGTGATCTTCATCTGCTGAGCAGCGTCATTCGAGAAGATGTCCATCAGACGCAGGTCTGCTTGGGTCTTATCGATGTCGTCAGCAACCACGTTGAAGTACTTGCCTTTGTTGATGTCAAGCTCGACGACCGAGGTGGCCGGAACTTCGCTTTGCAGTGACAGACCTTTGGTGTAGTCGCGAATGGTGATCGTGGGGACGGTACGGATCTTGACTTTGTCGCCCTGATCTTTGATCTCGCCTTCCCAGTCGGTATTGGCGATTGCAGCCAGAACGGTGCTGTCGTAAAACTTCTGCTGAAGCTTGCCCGACCAAATTTCGGGGATGAACTTAGCAGCGTAGCCGTCGGTGGTTCCTTGACCGGAACCGTAGTAGTTACTTGAGACTGAAACGGACATGATTTACCTTTCATGCCGCACTGGCGGGGCTACCGTTGTCGGATGCGACCCTCGCGTCCTGCGGCGAAGATGTCTTGATCAATCCGATCCGCTTCCGCTACTGAATAGACACCGCGTCGTCGATCAGCAAAAAATCGGCTGATCTCTTCGGTCGTCCAAATCTTTTTCCCCGGCGGTGGTGCGCTGACACGAGTTGTCTGCGGTTCCACTTGAAGCTCCAACGGGTTAGCGTCTACAGAATCGGTTCTGGTTTCGCCACCAAACGCATTGAAGAAATTCGCCACGCGCCACGAGTCGTTTGAGTTGACTGCCTCATCGAAGACCTCCTGCCGCACTCGCCCGCTGAACGGGTCAATGCCGGAGAGCCACGTAAGGAACTCTTTGTCCTCGTTGGTACGCTCCCAGTGAGGAGCCTTCGCTGCCAGTTCGTTGTAGAAGCGGTCTCGCTTGATACGCGCCGTCTCTTCGCGCAGCTGGTCGACTTGCGCCCTGATGTTCCCAACGTCGTCGGGGACAACTTCGGCGGCGGCCCGCTTTACGAAGTCAGTGAACTCCTCGCCGTATTCCGTAATCTCCTCTGGCTTGAGCTTCGAGGGCTTAGGAGGCGGGGCGCTCGCTTGTGACTCGGCAAGCTTTTCCTTCAGTTCACGTATCTCGGCTGCCAGTCGCGGGACTTCAGCTGAGTACTTCCCTGACAAGACTTCCCACTTTCGTTTGAACGAAGCGTCATCAGGTTCAGGCGCTGCCTGTTCCTTAGGTGCCTCAACGGGCTCGGGAGCCTTTGCTTCTACTTCGGGAGCCGGTTCATCGGTATTCCCGTAATGCTGGCGGTGCAGGTCTTCCGCACGTCGTGCTTGTTCTTCAACTGCTCTTGGCAGCATTTATTTCTCCGGTGAGCCGTTTGGGTTTGATCAAGCCCATTTTGGGTATTTGATCGTTGCCTACTGGTATTCACTGTGGGTGCGTAAAGCCACCGAAAAAGCGAGCGCCCTCGTGTTTTCTCGGTTGCTCCGTTACGGAGCGAGGTCTTTCAGGATTTCAGTCAGCGTGGCAACGCACCCTTGCAATCGGTGCGTCCCTACGGTGTCCTGCCTGTAGACCAATTCCTCTGTTCGAGACTGCAACAACTCACGCAGCCCCTTCAAAACTTCTTCGTAGTCGCTGTTCCCACGAAGCCTGCGAACAGCTTCTTCAAATCTCACTTCTTGAATGACTGCCTCTGCCAGCTGCTATCAACAAAGTCGCACACTCGGCCACCTGCCATACGGTCGCCAGCAGGAGAGTTGTTGTAGTCAACAAGTCCGCCATTGGCATAGCCAACAACGCCGCCGCGAGCCAACTCATCGCCCCGCTCCACCTCTGGAACGGAGTTAAGGAGTTCAGGGCCGGCGTTTGATCGCGGGTAGCTGCCCGGCATCCCGAGCGTATTCATGTCGGCAACCCCGTCCTTTACGACTACGATGTCTGACTTAGGGGCTTTGATCGAACGGAGATTGTCTGCCTGCGCGGAACGAAGGTCAGCCAGAGCGGCGTCGTACTTCTCAAGACGCGCTTCGCGCTCTTTGTTGCGCTTACCTTCTTTGTAAGCAGCGCCAGCTGCGGCCAACCCACCCAGAATTCCGATTGCACTCACTCTGGAGCCCCTTCTTGTTGCGGCATCTGAGCCATCTGCTGGGCAGCGGCCTGCATTTGACGCCTTAGTTCCTCTGGCTCTGGCACCACTTTGTCGACGTCGATATTGAGTGTCTTGGCCTGCTCTCTCAGCAAGTAAGCCCTGCGCTCGGGCGTGACAATCTGGGTATCGACGGGGTTCAGCACAGAGGCGAGGAATTCAGTACGCCTAGCGTGAATTTGATCCTTCATTAGAGTTGCAACCACCCCAGTTGCGACGATCTGCGCATCTGACTTGATAGACGGGTCTTTGTCGTAAATCATTAGATGGTTGTATAGGCGAGTCAGCGTTTCGGTAATGCCGCCATCCAATGCAAGGATTGCAGTCTTAATCCCTTTTGCCGCGTTTTCCATCAACATACTTAGTCCGCTGGCTGTGCGCCCTGCCCCACTGACGGCAGAAGATCCATATACGTAGTTCGGCACGCCAGTGACCTCGTCGGCGACCTTTTGAAAGTACGTATAGACGTTCAAGAGCGGCTCGGCATTCATGTTCGGCTGCCAGAAACGAACAGCCGGCTGGCCGGAGCCAGAACGGTCTGCAGTGGTTTGCCATATCTGCCACGGCACCATCTCGGTGATCTGCTGTCCCTTTGCCAACCTGTCCACGCTGATCTCCGCCTGAGGACCGGATGCGAGACTCATGTTGTTTGCAAGAGCGCGTGCAGCTGCGTTGCACATCGACTGGATGTCGCGCATCAGTTCAGGCAGGGCTTTGCCAGCAAACGCGCCGGGAATCGTCTCCCAGCACTCTTTGGAGTATGGGCGGCGGCCAAGAGGATCTTGGTTGAGCCTGCAGAGGATGATGTGTGAGCCAAACATCCACGCATTGACTTCGTACTCCCTGTAAGGCTCTACGTCCTTCATCCCCCACTCGCGGAGCATTGAGCCAGAGACAGATCCCCAGAAGTTGATGCCTTCAATGAGGTCTGTAGAGGAGCTTGCATAAGAGGAGCGGCCTTTGAGCATCGTCTGTTCAACATCACTGAACAGGTACTCGCGCAGTCCACCGCGACCATATGCATCGATTGCTGCCTCGACTTCGCTGTTGTTCACGCCCGGCATGTCGATCATTGCCGCCAGAGCAGCGCGGGTCATTTTTATTCTTTCGATGAAGTACCCCTCTTGAGGGTTCGTAGCGTTTGGACTCCAGAAGGCGTCGTAAGGATTGATGCGCTCGAAGTCCAAAGCCACCACTTCAT